AGAATAGAGCGCGACTAAAAGCAATGGGATGCCAATGCGGAATATGCAAAGGTAGACTTGGACCTATTCATTATGATGAACCATCAAACTATATGTTTCCTCTATCGTTTGTGGTGGATGAAATAAAGCCTGTATCTAAGTGGAAACAGTTCGGATACAGTAGCGCAAGAGAAGCAGCCGAGGATTGGAACAATCTACAAGCTGCACATTACGTTTGTAATCAACTAAAAAGTGACAAAATCGGCATAAATACAACGAATTTTGCACAAAAGAAACCAACCATAAAAGATGGTGAGTGGTAGTTTTCCACAATGGGTGGGGGAGTACCCCTCCCGTAAGGCGAGGCGACTCAGGGCCGTGAGCGCCGATTTACACACAGGGAAATTTTGAAAGGGGTAATTAGGTGGCAAAACTAAAAGGAATAACAAAGAAAAAATCACGGTTAGAAATGCTTAAAGCACTTGCTTTGGTTCTTGCTGATCAGATTGATTCTGGATTACCACCTAAAGATTTAGGACCAATTGCAAAACAGTATCGAGAAACAATCAACGAGATAGAACAGATAGAAGGGATGACTGATAGTGATGATGAAATCAGTGAAATCTTGTCAACGAGAGAAGCTGATGGGAAGTCAGGAGCCGTCCGTTAGAATCGTTCCAGATTACGAATACTCAGATGGTGATGATGCTGTTAAGATTTTAAAGATTGGTAAGCTTCGCCCTGATCCGTGGCAAGAGAATGCAATGCTAGATTGGATGGGGCGTAACGAAGAAGAACTGTGGTCTTCTTCTACATGTGGATTATCTGTTCCTAGACAGAATGGAAAAACACTAAATGTTTCTGGGAGAAGTGCAGCGGGCATGATTCTATTCGGTGAATGGGTAGTCTACACTGCTCATTTACAAAAAACTGCAACTGAGACATTTTTGGAATTACGAGGACTCTTTGAAAGTCCGAAATTAAGCAAATATGTACGAGAGATTAGAAATGCTTTAGGTAGAGAACAGATTATTTTAAAAAATGGTGGAAGGATTGTTTTTGTAGCTAGAACAAGAAATGGTGGTCGTGGTCTTCATGGCGACCTTTTAATTTTCGATGAAGCACAGGAATTGACGACAGAACAACAAGCTTCATTTCTTCCTGCACTTGCAGCAAGTAGAAATCCACAAACTATTTATATTGGAACTCCACCGGATGAACATTGCGAAGGCACTGTCTTTAGAAAGATTCGAGATAAAGCAATTAGTGGAAAGAGCGACAACACATCCTGGTCTGAGTTCTCTGAAAAAGAAATAGGAGATGTGAACGATAGAAGCAGATGGTATAGAACGAATCCGGCACTTGGTAGAAGAATCTTAGAAAGTACAATTGCTTCTGAATGTGAACAGATGGATGCTGATACGTTTGCACGTGAACGATTAGGGTGGTGGTCTCCAATTTTAGAAAATAAAGAAGAATATGCAATCGATAAAGATGCATGGAATAAGTGCATTTCAGATGAAAGTAAGCCAGAAGGAAAAACGGCATATGGAATTAAATTCTCGATTGATGGAACTGAGGTCTGTTTATGCGGTGCTGTGATTCCGGAAAATGGTCCTGCAAGAATATCGCAAATTGAAAGAAAGTCCACATCACAAAGCACAAGGTGGTTGAGTGATTGGTTGAACGAACGTTATCACGATGCTTCTTGTGTAGTGATTGATGGCCGAAATGGTGTTGATTTATTGGTTGATAGAATCTCTGAAACGTGGAGATTAAAGTCATCAATAATCAGGCCAAATGCAAAGGATATGATTTCGGCAGCAACTTTATTAATTGATAGTGTTAATGAAAATAGTCTTACATGGTATCGATACCAGGAAGATTTAAATGATAGTGCTATAAATTCAACCAAGCGTTCTATTGGTGGAGGATATGGCTTTGGTGGTAGTAATTCAATCCCTATTGAGGCATGTGCGTTAGCGTTATGGGGAGCAAAAACAAGTAAACGAGATCCAAAACGCAAAATGCGAATTGGTTAGGAGGGAAAATGAATTTCACATTAGGAATTGGGAAAATATATGGTCTGCCAGCTGTTGAAGAGGTAAAGCTAAGAAAATTAATTAAACTTTGGGATAATCATAAAAGTAGCAATGATAAGAAGAATCGATATTATGGTGGCCATGTTAGATTGTCTGATGTCAATTTGGGAATTGCACTTCCAAATGGTTTAAATAGTCTTGAAATCGGATGCGAATGGGGAGCAAAGACAGTTGATGTGTTAGCTGCACGTTCTATGTTTGATGGCTTTGTTAGTTCAAACGGAAAAAACAATGAATTATTGCAGAAGATAATGAGTGATAATCGTTTGATATCCGAATACATGAAGGCATGTAAAGACCAACTCAAATATGGATGCACATTCGCTACATTATCAGCAGATGAGGATATCGGTTGTAAAATTCGCTTTCACTCACCTTTGACTGCTTCTGCAATATGGAATGGAGAAAAGGGAAGAATTGATTGTGGACTTGCTATTATCGATACAAAAATTGATAACAAGGACCAAACGTATAAACCTTCACATGTAAATTTATATACAGATACTGATGTTTGGGAGCTTACTAAAATTGCAGACTCTAATGAATGGAAGGCAGAGAAATTCCCACATATAATGGGTAGACCGCTGATGGAGCCTCTTGTATGGAATGCGACAAGTGATAAGCCGTTTGGCAGATCAAGAATCAAAGAACCAGTTAGACGATTGATTGAAGGATATGTTAGAACGGTTGCAAATGCATCAATTGCATTAGAATTTTCTACTACTCCACAAAAGTATCTATTAGGAATTACAGATGAACAATATGATGCATTGATAAATGAGAAGTTCAAAACATATGTTGGTTCAATCATTGCTGGAACAACGAATCCTGACACTGGCCAAACTCCTGAATTTGGACAACTTTCACAAGGAACATTAGAACCACATGTTCAAATGTTACGTATGCTGGCGACACAATTTAGTGCTGCAACTGGATTGACAGTCACTGATACAGGAGTGGTAAATGATGCTAATCCTACATCTAGTGACGCGATTCTTGCACAATCTCAAACTCTTGTTTTACTTGCGGAACAATTAAATACGACTAACAGTGATGCCCTAAAGGTTATTGCTAGAATGGCGCAAGCTATAGTCCGTGGAGTAGAACTAGACAAACTGACAGATGAAGAAGAAAGTATTGTACCTCATTTTAAAAATCCAGCAATGCCATCTGTATCTGTTACAGCAGATGCAGCTGTTAAAATTGCAAGTGTTCGTCCAAACTTTAGTCAAACAGATACATTCTTGGAAATGGTTGGCTTTGATCAGGCAGACATCCGCAGAATTAATGCACAGGAGCAGCGCTCTAGAGGCACTCAAGTATTGAGTGAAGAATTCAATGCAGATATCAGCGAATGATTGGCAGAAATACGTTAGTAAGCTGTCTGCAATCAATACAAAAGCTGGAGAATTATTGCAAGCGTACATTGATAAACATGGATTAAATGATATTGAGTCTGTAATAACATATGCACATGCTCTTGTTACGAAATATGGTGAAGCTGGTTCTGAATTAGCATGTCAAATGTATGATGCGTTAGCTGAGGCACAAGGGGCATATGTTAATCCTGCTGAGCCTGCAACAATTGCAAATCGTCATGAGGTTGCTGGTGCTCTTTTGAAAACAAAGGGAACAGGGAATATGATTCCTGCAATAGAGAGACTTGTTAAAACGGCAGCTTCTGATACGATGCTAAAAAATGCAAAAAGGGATAACGCAGAATGGGCGTGGGTTTCACATGGTGATACTTGCGCTTTTTGTATGCATTTATCATCTTTGGGGTGGATGCCTGCTAGTAAAGCAATTCTAAGAGGTGAGCATGCTGAACATATTCATGCCAACTGTGATTGTGAGTTTGCCATCCGTTTTGATGGTAAAAGCAGTGTTGAAGGCTATGACCCACATAAATTTAAATTAATCTATGATAGTGCAGATGGTAAAACATCTTTAGATAAGTTGAATGCAATTAGAAGACAGATGTATCCCTTAATTAAAGAGGAAAGAAATGCAAAACGAAGGGAATTATATGGAGCTAGAAAGATACTCAATCCACTAGATAATCCGTTCAAGGATCCAAATACAAAACTTGAAATTTCGATACAAAAACAAAGAAAGCATATTCCTGGAACAATTGAATATGAAAACTACAAAAGAGAGTTTGAAAAGGTTGGTCAATATGGACCTTCGTTTTTATATATAAATGAGGACGAGTGCAGGGAACTTGTGAAGAATTATCATGGAAAAGGATTTGTAAGTACAGATCTATATGGTAAAATAATACCAGAAGAACTTATTGTGAGTAATGATATTGTAATTGGGGAGGCTGTAAATAATATAAATGGTAATACAGCACCAACAACGAATTTTAAAATACATTACAGCAAAGGTGGAACACACATTTCGCCAGATTATCCTAGTAAGAAGGGGGAAAAGAGGTAGATAGTAATGGACCTACGTGATTTATATGAAAAAGTTATTGAAGCAAATGTCTGTACTGGCATCAAAATAACAGGTGAAGTTATTGATTTTTACCCGAGTTTTTTTACTGATTCTGGGGAAGATGAAATTGATATATTTCCAAACGAAACAAACCATATTATTCGTGTAAAAAAGAGTGAGATTCTATCGGTAAAGATATTGTAGTAAAAATAAGAAAAATTTTATAAAAATTTATTTTGTAAATAAGCACGGAAACCCGTGCTTTTATTATGGCAACTCGTGCCTTAAACGAGGATGGAGGAAAAAATGAACGAAACTGTAGAACAGGGAAACGTCACTGTGGATGAAACACAGGAAAACAATGCTACTGTGAGCACAGAAAACACACAGGAAAAAACAGCACGTACTTTTACTCAGCAAGAAGTTGATGACATTGTCCTGAAACGATTGAATAAAGAACGTGCAAAATTTGCGGATTACGAAGATTTAAAAGCTAAAGTAACAGATATTGATGTCTATAAAGAAAAGGCAGAAAAGACTGATGCACTGCAGGCGCAGTTAGAGGCTATTACAAAAGCAAATGAAGTCAGAGATATTCGCGAAAAAGTGGCATTTGATACTAAGGTGCCGGCAAACTTGTTAACTGGATTAACTGAGGAAGCGTGTTTAGAACAAGCACAAGCAATTCTTGCATTTGCAAAGACAAATGGCTATCCGAGAGTTAAAGATTCTGGAGAATTGCAAAATATTCCAACTGGTTCTACTAAACAACAGTTTGCAAATTGGTTCAACGAAACAATAAATAAATAAAAGGAGAAAAAATTATGGCAGAAGGAATCAACACAACAACAATCAAATTACCATCTTCAGTTTCATCTGATATTATTCAAAAATTGCAAGAAAACTCAGCAGTAATGCGTTTAGCACGTAAGATCGACTTACCAGGTAATGGCGTAACTATTCCTGTTATTACTGGTGATCCAGAAGCTGCATGGGTAGCAGAAACAGATAAGAAGAAAGTTTCAAAGCCAGGATTAGAAACAAAGCTAATGAGTGCATACACATTAGCCGTTATCGTTCCATTCTCAAATCAATTTAAGCGTAATGCTGAGGCTTTATATGAAGCGTTAGTAGACCGTCTACCTTTAGCGTTAGCACAGAAGTTTGATAACACAGTTTTTGGCGGTGTTGCTGCACCTGGTGAAAACTTTGATACATTAGCGGCTGCAACT